AGACGAAGAACTTTACATGCAGCTAATTTCATATGTTGTTGTTAGAACCACCCAAATGGGAAGACCTATATTTGAAGCTGGTGGATCAGCCATGGATCACGCGCATGATGCTTTAATGCTAGCACTTCTTGCTATTACTCAAAATTATGGAGACTTTAGTAAATTAAAAGTGGCAAGAAATACAGAGAGTTTTTCAAATACGTTCTTTATGCCAAAGACAAGCAGTGCATCTGATGATAGGGATAAAGAAGCGCCTGCATCTGGTATCATGGTAACTACTAAGAGAAACTCTGACTTGATGCCAGGTATCAGAAAAGGGAGACCTGCAAAACGTGTTTCTAGAAAAATGTTTTAGGTAAAAATATGTCATTAGTTAACAATATAGACAATCAACTTTCAACAGAGCAAAAGGTAACATTAGATTATTCAACAACTGAATCATCTTCTCGCAGCTCAACTGAATCAGTTTTTTCTAGAAATGGACCAAATTCAAATCTCCGCCAAGCTGGAGTATCATATGGTAATGATCAGCCATATTCAGTGCCTTTGCAATCTCTTAAGCAAGAAGCAAAAAATAGTCTTTCCGACTTACTTAAATTCTTAAAAGATTTAGAAGATCTATTAAGACAAGTAAAACTAGATCCATTAAATAATCCAAACTTAGAAGAAGCACACGCCTATGTTTGGGATGAAATTAATAAAGTTGATCATCCATATCCCAAAATAGAGATAGAAGGATATGCGGGTAGCCTGAAGTATCCTAGGCCACCTTTCATATGCTTTGACCAATATCTTTATGCGGAAGGAGTTCAAACAAGAGGTTATAGAAAATTTGTAAAAGAATATGATAACTTAATATCAAATACTACATTTGGTCACATCTACGATTTTAGAGAAATTATTAAGTACTTAGTAAACGAAACTAATTGCATCATAAGTTCATTAGGTGCAGATTTTGGAGATAACTATGAAGATGACTCACAACAGCAAGTCGCGTCGTACTACTTATACTGGCTCAAAATGGCAATCCACTATAAGGAACTCTTTGCCCAATCAATCAAATCATCCCCAACAGGTTTGCCAGAAACCGAAGTGGATAAAACAACTAAAAAGCAAGCCGCTCAATTTCAAGCATTTTTTTCTATCAAAGTAAACTCTTTAACGAACATGATAGACAGCCAGTTAGATACCCTTCATAAAGATTTGGTAACTAACTGCAATGTATTTTACAATAAGTATTTAAGTCCATCATTAAGGTTTAAAACAAAAGTTGTTTCCGATTTTGCTCTAGATATAAGAACTACAAATATGAAAACAGAACTACCTTCTTTGTCAGAAGAAGCAGCAATAGCACTATTAGCCGCAGAGGGTAACTTTAAGTCAGTTTTAACAGACCTATTAGAAAGAAGGAATAACACATCTGCAAAAATAGATTCCTTGTATCAATCTATAGTTCAAAGAAGAAAGTACACAAGCTTTATATCTCAGCTATCTATAAAAGCTGTAAATAGAGAAAGAATTGTTACTACCGAAACAGATTCAAATTATGCTTCTTTGCTTTCTGGTTTATTCGTAGATGAGTCTCAAATTAACTCACTAAAATCTAGTCACTCTTTATTAGATGACTTAAGCGAAGATAGTCATCCCCAGTATCTAATGAAGTCTGGCGGAGTAATAGTTGGAGATATAACAGTAGAAAATGCTGCAAAGATAGACGGAGTACAGATAGGTGAACATTCTCATTCTGGCTCAGATGGATCTAAAAGAATAAGATCTATAGACATAGATTATGAGTCGGTAAGAAATGAAATTAATTTACAGCAAATAAATTCAGCAGCAAAAGAAGTTGTTATCAAAATTGACTCTATCACACCTGATATACTAATAGGTGGAGTTCCAGTTGCAGATGTAAATATCAGCATCGATATACCAGATGAATTTAAGGACAAATACGATTTTGAAATATTATACATAGAGTTGTGACATGAGCTGGTTTAAATATTTAGACAATACAAGTAATTTAGCAAGTCCTCAACAAAAGGTTTATACTACTCCGCCCTTAAAAAGACGGAATAGCAATAGATCAATTAAAAGACTATATAACTACTAATGATTGGTTATTTGCAGACATTGGAAATAATGAACTAAATTATGTATATAATTCCAGTCTTCTTAAAGTTGAGCAAGATCATTCATATTTAGTCGTTTATGAAAATTCCAATGTTTCAACATTAGAAGCTTCAACTCCTGTGGTTACTAAAATTGTTGACGGTATAATGTATTTTAAGGCCGCAAAGAATCACGAAGCAAATACTCTTCCAGATGGAACCTATAGCGTCTATTATGGATCTGACTATATTAAATATATTCACGCAACTCCAGTCACATCAAATTCAGTAACATCTTATGAATACGTAGAATATCCAAATACTGTTATTAATTCACTTGAAGCAAGTCCAGGCTACAGTCCTTACTATAGCGCAACTCCACCGAGTATTGATTTGTACGACACTGAGATTAATAAAAACTCTATTGGATATTATAGATTGGCATACTTCAACGATGGAACGGATTGGATTAATAATCTGTCAACAAAAGTTGGATCTAAGATAGTCGGAACTTTTAGTGGACCAAACATTAAAATAACTGGTGCAGTTGGTCCAGGATATGGTAAGTGTAAAATTAGAATAACTACAAAGTATGAATCTTCAGCAGAAACTGAAAATATAGTTTTGGACTGGTATGAAATTGACTGTTATTCAACTGAAGAAAAAGAATCAATAATTTTTCAAAAAAATGATTTAGAATATCTTGACTACACTCTAGAAGTTGAAACTTTATCAGATAAAAATATTTTATCGGCTAACAATCAAATTTATATAAGTAAAATAAGTTTTTTAAGAAATTTTTATTTTTCTTTAGATGATCAAGAAATAAATCCAGATTTGAACTTTAAGTCAATAGGAGGTTTAAGATAATGGCTACAGTCAAAAAAACTATACAGAACTTAAAACCTGGAAAACAATATCTTTTAACAGTTAAACCAAAAGATGTAGAATTAAACGTTCTTTTAGATCCAGCTTCAGCTATTAGATTTACTGTTCCAACTGACGTTACTCAGCCGGCAGAACTTGGTGATTTAACAATAGTAGGAAACTACAAGTCAATAATGATTAGCTTTAATCCTTCTAATGAATCAGACTTAAGAGGGTATAACTATGAGGTTTATCTTCCTGAAGACATTGCTCAAAGCGGATCTACGTATGTAGTCATTAGTGGATCAACCCCGTATCTTTCTGGCTTTTCCGCATCGAACGTCATAGCTGTTGATGTTCCGCAAAACTCTGAAACAACAAATCAGGTAAATGCAAATACTGGAGTCACGACTGTAGTGACAACAGAAAAGCTTTACTTTGCCAGAGTTCAATCAATAGATACATCTAGCAATAAATCTGCATGGACACCAATTGTGGCATCAACTGCTACAACACTTATAGATTCTGCGCACATTATAGATCTTACTGCATCTAAGATTACAGCTGGAACAATCGGCGCACATACTATTACAATGGCTGGCGCAACTTCAATTATTAAATCTTCTACCTTTAATGGAGTTGATGTTGGGGGCGGAAGCTATGCAAATGCTACAACAGGTTGGTTAATCAACGGTAGCGGTAGAGCATATTTCTACGATGCAACAATAGCAGGAAGTATTGACATTGGTGGATTTGACTCTGGATCTTTTCACGTTGATAGTGATGGAAATCTTTGGTTGGGTTCTGGAACCTTAGTTGGTGCTCCGTTCAAGGTTCTAAAAGAAGGTGATGTTACAGCCAATACAATAACCACTAAAAATTTAACGTTAACTGGTAATACAGTGATAGCAAGTAATTCTAATTCAAAAATTTTTCTTGGAACAGGCGTTTACAATAATACTAATACTCCATTTTATGTTGATGATGACAGCCAATTTTCCTTAGGAAATAAATTAACTTGGGATGGTAGCAATCTCACAGTAAGTGGAAACATTAATATCACAGGAGGTAATACTCTTACGCTTATTAACGAAGCACAGTCAGATGCAGATGCAGCATATTCTGCGGCTCTTTCTGCGAGTGCTCTTGTACTTACTGCTCAGAATAGAGCAGACAGTGCTTATTCTTTAGCTGAAACAAAAATAACAGCTGGAGAAATACAAGTTTCGATAGATAATGGCACTACGATAATTAGCGGAGATAGAATTACAACAGGTACAATAAACGCCAATTTAATTAATGCTGGAACACTTAGTGGAGACAGAATATCTGGTGGAACAATTACTGGATCATTAATCACAACAGGTGGCTTTAGCGTTGATGCACCCGGATCAATAACAGCTAGAAACATGACAGCTGCGCTTACATATAGATCCCTTGGAGTCTTCCCAACTGGCGGATCAGGAGTCGGCCCATTGTATGCACAAACATCTGGTGGAGATGAAAGAATAATAAGATTTACTTCATTAAGGGAATTGAAAGAAAATATTACAGATATGCCAGAAGGCCTACCTATAATTAATACATTGAGACCAAGAACATTTAACTGGAAACAAGGCGAAATAGACCCACATACTGAAGAGTCTTGGACCCCAGAAGCTAGAGCAATACATCAATTAGCTCCTAAAAGTTATGGTTTTATAGCTGAAGAAGTTTATGAAGCACAACCAAATCTAGTCTGGCTTGGTCCATCAGACGTAACTAAGTCGTGGGATGAAGAAGGTGGATTGTTTGACATAAACTCTTGGAAACCAACAATGTGGAAAGAAGTTGAAATAGTTCCTATCTTAGTTAAAGCTGTTCAAGAATTGTCAGCTAAAATAGAAGAACTTGAGTCTAGACTTAGTCAATGATATAATAGTAAAATGTCTAGAATAAGCAAGCAAGAACAACAGGAAACTGGTATAATGGAAACTTCTCAATCAGATATTAATGATTCTAATTTAGATGTTAATTTAGTTATAGCTGTTTTTCAAGAAAAACTTAGCAGCTTAATGACTGATTTAGTTATAAAAGAAGCAACAATTAAACAACAATCAATTATTATTCAAAGATTAAAAGGACAAATGTAAAATGAGTGATACACCAGAAGTAGAAGTAAAAACAGAATTTGTAGTTGAAATTAAGATCAGTGACAAGAACCTATCTTACAAGAGCGACTTTACAGAGGCTGAAACAGTTTTTTGGCTTGAGGCTGTAAAAGATCTTATTATCAAGAAGACCTTTGAAGCCGCAGGAATATTAGAAAAACAATAAATTACAGCCTAGACAAATTGAGTCTACTATTAGATATAGGCTTAAATAAGGACGTACCATGGCAATTAGGGATTACCTACCATTTCAAACAGTAGACAAAGATCTTACTTTTTCTGACAAGGCTTTAGCGCCAGAACAAGTAAAGGGTCTGTCTAAGGCTATGAAAATAGCATCGCTTGCTCTTGGTTTTCAGGGTACCAATTATTACTTCAATAATAGAGCTACCTTTGAAAGACCTGCATATGACTTTGAAAGGTTAATGCAAGCTGTTGATACGGACTCTTATGTTAAGCAAGCTATGTCTAAATATAAAGATCTTTTCTGGAAAGAGGGTTGGGAAATAGTTTCTGAAAACCCAGAAGCTATTTCTTATCTTCACCAAAGAATAGATTTCATGGAAATAGCAATGAAGAGACCATTTGTTGATTTCTTAATTGAAGTCTCAGATCAACTCTTTAAATTTTCTAATGCTTTCATTGTTAAAGCAAGAGGTGATTTAAGCGAATATTTTCCAGACAAATTAGCACCTATGACTGGAGATCTTCCAGTAATAGGTTATTACTTAATCCCTACTGAACAGGTAAGAATATTTAGAGATAAGCACAACAGACCTAAGTCATATAGACAAGAGACAGATCCTCTTACTTATATGCCACTTGAGGGAAATCCTGTTTGGACTGCAGAAAAAGTAATTCATCTTCACTTTGATAGAAAAACTGGTAGAGCATTTGGTACTCCGTTTTTGATCAACGTATTAGACGACGTTATTGCACTTCGTCAAATTGAAGAAGACATTCAGAATCTTGTTCACAGAGAATTATTTCCACTCTATAAATATAAGATTGGAACCGCAGAACAACCAGCTGAGCCAGAAGAGATTGAACAAGCAGCTATAGAAATAGAAAACTTAAGAGCTGAAGGTGGATTGATTCTTCCGTTTAGACACGATGTTGAAGTCATTGGATCACAAGGATCTGCTCTTGACGCAAGTCAATACCTAAATCACTTTAAAGAACGTGTTGCAATTGGATTAGGCGTTGCGCCGCATCACCTTGGAATGTCGATGAATGGTGGTAACAGATCTGTTACCGAAAGATTAGATGTTGCATTATATGACAGAATTAAGCAGATGCAGAAGCTGTTTTCGGAGATGGTAAGACTAAATATATTTAATGAATTATTGTTTGAAGGTGGTTTTGATCCAATCTCAAATCCAATGGAAGCTGGAGACTCGGATAGATGTTACTTTAAGTTCAAGGAAATAGATGTTGATACACAAGTTAAAAAAGAAAATCACGTCATTCAAAAATATGTGTCTAATCTAATTACATTAGATGAAGCTCGCATAGAATTAGGATATGATTCCGATATTGACATGAACAAGACACACGCATCAATACAAAGTGATATTCAAGTCGATGCAACTAAAGCAACTGCCCAAGCCCAAGCTAAAGCACAAGGGACGGGTAAAGCACCTGAACCAAAAACATCTGATGGTCAAAAATCCGCCGGTCCAGGGCAGAAAAATACGCCAAATAATAGAAGAGGCGTTGGTAACGCTATGAGACCAATGAATCAAAATGGAAGAAAAACTTCTCCGGATATTAAAAGATATGATAATAATTTTCTATCAGTAATTGAATCTTTGTTGGATAGCGAGTATACTGTTATAGAGTCAGACGTTGAAAAGGATAACAATGATGTTTAATGTAAATGATACAATTACAAGTAGTGACAACACAGAAGCAGATGCGCTTCTAGTATTTAGAAAAGCAGTTAGCAATGGTCAAACGAGACTAGCTCTTGAAGCTTTAGTGGACGTTATTGATTCTATAGTTGAGTTTCTTACTTCAGAACCTGAAGAAGAGACCGCAGAACAAATTGCACCAGCTGCACCAGCAGTAAAGGTTAATGCTGTTGAAATTAAAGAAGAGAAGATTGAGCCAACAACCGTAGAAGCTAGCACACCTGCTAAGAAGAGTGTGAAAGAAACAACAAAATCTATTTCAGAGTAGTTTATGATTGAACTAGTGATTGGTTGTCCAATCTATGAAAGAGATTGGATATTTCCTTATTGGATTTCTTGTATAGAAAATCAGAATATTGATTTTTCAAAAACCGCTTTTATATTTGAAGCATCTCCAGATGATGAAAAAACCATAGAGATGTTAGTTAAATATAGAAATGCAAGACCAGATATACCAGAGTTTATTTTAGATATAAAACAAGACATTCCTCATTTTTCTCATGAAGAAGGAACAAGAACTTGGAGTATATCTAAATATCAAAATATGGTTAATCTAAGAAATTCTCTTTTATCAAAAGTTAGAGATATTAATCCAAATTATTTTTTTAGCTTGGATTCTGACATACTATTAACTAATGAAAATACTATTCAATTACTAGTTGCACACGTAAACTCTGGCGCAGATGCAGTGAGTCCATTAATGTTTATGACTCCAACAAATACAATGTATCCAAGTGTAATGAATTGGATAAAGGAGCCTGGTGGTCAAGCTTATCGTAAAGAACAATATCCACTTGGTGAGTATTTCCAGTCAGATGTTATTATGGCAGCAAAAATGATGTCAAGAGATGTATACAAGAATGTTGACTATTCGCTTCATACACAAGGTGAAGATTTAGGTTGGTCTGGAAACGCAGCAAAAATGGGCTATAAGCTCTACTCGGCATCTTATCTCTATGCTCCACACATAATGCATAAGCGAATGATGCAAGATTTTCTCTCAAATGGAGATTCTAGGGGTAATTTTTTTGCAACAGCATAAAAGTATGATATCTTTATATAAGATTGTTTAATCTTATAAAAGCTAATTACTATTACTACTACATTAAAATAAACGGAGCGCTAAAATGGCATTTGATTTTGTTGAAAGTTTTACACTTCAACTTCCTGACCTATCGGGATTGGAAAATGATTTTTCCGAATCATTCAGCAAAAACCACGGTCTTATTATAGAAGTGGCTGCCATACATGAGCGGACTAACCGCTAACTATAATAATTACTCAGCAGCAGAATTAGAAAAGGCTCTCCAATCATGGGTCGAGCCATACCCTAAGCCTATTATTTTAAATCACGATTTAAACTCTGAGCCAATTGGCAGAATCATTGCTGCTAAGATGGACAAAGAACAAGACGGTGCACCATACGTAAGATTGCAGGTAGCAATCACAGATCCATTGGCTGCTCAGAAGATCTCAGATAAGAGATACTTGACTGGATCAGTTGGCGGAAGAGCCGGCAAAGCAGTTTGTTCAATTTCGGGTGAAGACCTAGCTGCTGAATCAGCAGACGGTAGACCAAAGACAGCTAAATTTAAGCGTGGTCAAGTTTATAAGGGTAAACTTGCTTTCGTTGATATGCAAGACATTTCCTTTAAAGAATACTCATTTGTTAACCAACCAGCGGATCAAAGGTCTAGTGTAAGAGCTTCTAAAGCTATTGATGGATCAACTGTTGTTACTGATTCAGAAAATTGGACAGCAAAAAGCACAGCCTTTATCTTACATATGGATAAAGAAGATATAACCACTGTGGAAGAAAATGAGTCTATTTTAAAGGGTATGAAGAAAAAAGAGTCTAGACCACTTTATCTTCATGTTAAAGGAGCTTTTCTTACGGCTTTGGCCTTTCAAGAAAGTGAAACTGCAAAGGCTGATAATACTGCGTTACTATCAGAAAAGAATATAATTGACGAGGAGAATGTTGAAATGGACGAAATCGTTAAAGGTGATGATGTTTTGGCTACTGTCGAAAATCTAAGCCAAGATCTGTCAGCAATTGCTACAGTACCATGCGGTACAGCACCAAAAGAAGAATCAGAAGAAATTTCTTCACAAGAAGAAGCTTCTGTAAATGTAGAATCAAAAAATGTAGATCTTATATCTGTGCTATCAGATGCTCTTCAGGAAGCAAAAGAAGCTGGTGAACAATCTATAGTGGATGTTCTTACTTCGAAGATTGAAAAGCTAAAGAAAGCAAAAGAAGATGAATCATTAGTTGAGGCGCCAGCTGCAGAAAATGCAGAGCAGTCTCCTAGTGAGCAAAAAGAATCTGAAGGAGAAAAAGTGGAAACAGAAGAACAAGGCAAAGAAGAAGTAGTTAATTCTGAAAACGCCGAGTCCTCCCCAGAAAACGAAACACAAGAAGAGTCAAACTCAGAGCTCACAGGCAGTACTCATGCTGATGAGCAAAATGACAATGACGATAAACTTCAAGTGCTTCAACAAGAAAATGCAAAGCTTAGAGAGGCGCTACATCGCACTTTAGCTGAAAGAGTAGTTGATACTAAAATTTCATTAGGAGTAGAACCAATTGAAGAAAGAGAAAACTTGATCCAAGATCATGCAACTCGTTCGGCAGGTTCTTTGGCTGATTCCCTTAGGGATTTGGCTAAGCTCCCAGTAGCTAAGAAGAATATTCAAAAGCTAAATGTGGAATCCGTAATAGATGGTTGCATTGTTTCTGAAAAAGAAAACAATGTCATTGTTGAAGACGAAGAAATGTCAACTGCACCAGAAGAAAAAGTGAATACAGTTGAAGAACTGTTTGTTGATACTCTCATGGGCCGTCGCAAACTTTAAAACAAATATATACAAATAAGGAGATATTAAAATGTCATTAGCAAAATTTCGTAAAGTAGGTACCAAAACGGGTGCTGGTCGTTTCGTTGTTTCGGAAGGTATTGCACCATCCGCATACATCTTGCCATCAGTCGCCCTTCCAACTTGGTACGCAGATTCAGAAGATGATCGTTTTGAAATCGTTATTCCAAAGGGAACAATCCTTTCGGTAGTAACAGATGCAAATGGTGATTCACGTTTTGTTCCAGCTAACGGTAGCGGATCTTCAATAACGTGGGGAGACACAATCTCAGGTTGGAACCCGCTTGCAGGAGCAACACCAGTTGCTAGTGCAGCAGGAGACACACAGGTAGTAGCTGCACGCACAGTGCCAGTTGGCTGTGCACAGTACGATCTCTACAGACCGTTTGATAAGGGCACATCGCAAGGTGCAGGCTTTATCGTTAGAGGTTATGTTGAGTACCCAATGGTAACAAACGTCAACGCTGATTTAGCAGCAGGTGACTTGGTTGCGGCAGACTTCATGGGCCGTCCAAGATTGCTTTCTGGATCGGATGCTGGCACATACCCATGGTTGCAAGTTGGTAAGGTAATTGAAGTTGAGAAGTTTGCTACAAACTTTGATGACGGATTGCTTTCCTACATGCAGCTTCCATCGGATCCAGGTGCGCTCAAGACAGTTTATGAGCTCACAAGATCAGGCTCGTTCTCCGGTAAACTCGGTATCCGTGCAAACCTAGATGTTACGAATGTTATTGGTGCTTTCCGCGTCAATTTAACACTCTAATAAAAAAAAAGAAAATAAAAAAAGAAATAATTAAACAGGAGGAAATATCCTAGATGAGTAAGACAATCCAAGAACTCCTCTCGGGTCTCCCAGCTTGGGAAGCCGCATTTGCTGAAGATGGCTACATCGACACAGATAACAGAGTTACAATCAAGGAAGCATTCGGTTCGTCAGACGCAGCCGCTTTGTTTCCTAAGGTAATTTCTCGTACTCTGCGCGAAGCAGCCGAACCACAGCTTTTGGTAACCCCGCTTCTTTCTACAGTACGCCTTGGTAAGGGTCGTTCTTTGGAATTTCCAGCGGTAAACGCAATTCAAGCTGCTGAGATCCCAGAAGGACAAGAATACCCAGAACAAGCTCTCGCATTTGCTAAGCAAATCGAGGGTAAGGTGTCGAAGAAGGGCGTTAAGCTGGCTTTCACAGAGGAAGTTATTGCTGATTCTCTTTGGGACATCGTAGGCCTCCATGTACGCGCCGCAGGCCGTGCAATGGCACGTTTGAAAGAGCAAATTGCTCTTAGTCGTTTTAAGGATGCAGCTACAATTGTATTCGACAACGACAGTGGCAGCTATGACGATACAACAGGTCGTGGGATTGATGGTGCTTACAACAGCACTATTACCTGGGACGATGTTGTCGACATGGCAGCTGTTCTAATGGCCGAAAATCATATACCAACAGACTTCATTCTTCACCCACTGATGTGGTCGGTCTTCCTCAAGGACTCGATCTTCCACATGGGCGGCGCTGCATCAGCTGTTAATACCAGCTGGGGCTACCGTCCACAGTCGAAGGATGGCGTTGCCAACGCAACAGCCCCTATGGGTTTGAACGTGTTAGTGTCACCATTTGTTAGCTTCACAGCTAAGAGCGGTGCAACATTAGCTAAGTCAGACTTGTTCCTCATTGATCGCAATGAGGTCGGCAGTCTTCTTGTTAAGGATGACATGAGCACAGATCAGTTCGATGATCCGTCACGTGACATTCGTTCGATGAAGATGAAAGAGCGTTACGACATCGTAATGCTTGGTGACGGTGAAG